AGAGAGACAGTTCACACAAGAGTTTGAGTGTGAGTTTCTTGGATCTGTTGACACACTAATCTCTGCTGCTAAACTGCGAGCACTGACTTTTATTGATCCTATCAAACGTAGTAATGGTTTAGACATATATGAAGAACCAAAAGACAATAATGAGTACCTTTTTACAGTTGATGTTAGTCGCGGTATTGGGGGAGATTACTCTGCTTTCATTGTTTACGATATTACTACAGTTCCATATAAAATAGTAGCAAAGTATAGGAACAATGAAATCAAACCGATGCTGTTTCCTAACGTCATCAATGATGTTGCAAGAGCATATAATAACGCCTGGGTACTATGCGAGGTGAACGACGTAGGAGACTCTGTAGCGTCAATTCTAAATTATGACCTTGAGTATCCTAATGTTCTTATGTGCGCCATGAGAGGGCGTGCAGGGCAGATTGTGGGACACGGATTCTCTGGAACTAAAACACAACTCGGTGTCAAGATGAGTGTCACCGTGAAGAAGGTTGGTTGTGCTAACCTTAAACAGATTATTGAAGATGATAAACTTATCTTTAATGACTACGAAATTATATCAGAACTTACCACGTTCATTCAGAAGAAGCAATCCTTTGAAGCTGATGAAGGATTCCATGATGACTTGGTAATGTGTATGGTGATCTTTGCTTGGTTGGTCCAGCAAGATTACTTCAAAGAAATGACTGACAATGATGTCAGAGCACGTATCTATGACGAACAAAAAAATCAGATCGAACAAGACATGTCTCCATTCGGATTTATCACCACAGGTTTAGAAGGTGATGAAGGATTTGTAGACCAGGGATCTGTTTGGGAATATGGAGAAACCCAAGAAGATGTTAGTTATATGTGGGGTATATAATGGATGTAGAAGATCTTTTTGATTTAGATAATCTACTCTTTAAAGAGAGAAAATGTAGGTCCTGTGGAAAAACAAAAGACCTACTTATAGATTTTTATAGAACAAGAAAAGATCGTACATGTGTTTCTGCATATTCTTATGAATGTAAAGAATGTACTAAAACAAGAATTAAAAACAGTAGAAAAACAGATAGTGAAAAATCCGGGTATCCTGACTGGTAGTATGTTCATGCATTGTTTCCCCACTTGAGCAGGTCAAAACAATAAATATTTTTAGATCAAGTTTGGTAACTTACAGGAGTTAAACATGGCAAGTCAAGTCTCGCCTGGAATCGTTCTAAAGGAACGCGACTTATCTAATGCTGTTATTGTCGGCGCATCCACAATCACCGCTGGTGTTGCATCAACTTTCCAAAAGGGTCCTATTGGAAAGCCAACCAACATCAGTTCACAGAAAGAACTTCTTTCTGTATTTGGTGCTCCGGCAGAAGAAAACGCAGAAGATTGGTTCGTTGCTTCAGAATTCCTCAATTACGGCGGAAGGTTAAATGTGGTACGTGCTGCCACTGGAGTAAATAGTGCAACAGATACAGGTGCTTCAGTAGTCGTCAAGAATGACGAGGACTGGGAATCAGGTAATGGCAGTGGAAACTTCTTGGTTGCAAGAACCGCTGGTACATGGGCAAACGGTTTATCAGTAGTGTTCGTTGACCGTGGTGCTGATCAGTACGTTACTCTTTCCAACACCCCAGCATCAATTGCAATGGGCGATACACTAACATTTGTTGGTGGAGCAACTGGTGTTGTTTATTCGTGGAATTCTGCAAGCAGAACTGCTGCAGTTATTCTCGACAACCCTGCAAGCAGACTAACCACTTCAGACGCTTTAGATTCACCTGAAGTTGGTCTTCCCACAACTCTTGGATCATTTGTTGCTGGTACTGGTTATCAGTCCGCAGCTGGTGTTTCTCCTACTGGCGGATCAGGATCTGGTCTGACGGTTGACACAACTGTTTCTGTCGGTAGTATCGTAACTATTAGTGCCTCTTCTGGTGGTAGTTCTTATGTCACCCAGAACGCATTGGGTCTTACCGGTGGTACTGGAACTGGTGCTACTGCAAACGTAGTCGCAGTTGGTGGTTCTTTAACGAGCATCGCTATTGCTACCGCTGGTACTGGTTTCACTGTAGGAGATGTGCTTACGGTAGACGCTGGAGACAACAACGCAACTTTAACTGTATCCGCAGTAGAAGGTGGAGTTGTCAGTGCAGTAGTCGATAGTCCTGGTAGTGGATATGTTGTTGGCGATACTCTCACCATTCCTGGTGGCGGTGGAGACGCAACATTTGAAATTGATGCAGTTGCTGATGGAACTATTTCAATCACTGCAGTTTCTGACTGGTATACTACTACCGAAATCGGTTCTAGTGGTCTCACTCTTTCTTCTATCGGTCCTCGTCCCGGAACTTCACAGTTCGCAGAAGGTAAAGGTCTGAAGTATGATGAAGTTCACGTTGCAGTTATCGATACCACTGGTTCTTTTACCGGATCTGCAAACACAGTTGTTGAAAGAGTCCTTTATGGTTCTAAACTAACTGATGGAAAGAGTTCTGAAGGTGCTGCAAACTACTTCAAAGATTTGATCAATGATCAATCAGTAGCATTTTTCAATGGAACTGCTCCAACTGCTAATTGGAATCCAACATCTTCAGGTGCTGGTTCTGCTCTCGGAGTTTCTTCAAGCACATTAAGTTCTGGAGATGCTTTCCAGTTAGTTGGTAAGTCAGAAACAACACTTCAAGGTGGTGTTGATGACTATGCATACACCGCTGCAGAAATTGAAGGTGCATTTGACGAGTTTGCTGATACAGAATTAGTTGATATTAATTTTGTATTAATGGGTGGTTCACTCTCAACCGAGATTGATACCAAAGCAAAAGCAAATAAAGTAATCTCTATTGCTTCGGCAAGAAAGGATTGTGTTGCTTTCGTTTCACCTCATAAAGCAAACCAAGTAGGTACTGCCGGTGTCTTGACTGCTTTCCAGCAGAAAGAAAATACTTTGAACTTCTTCAACGGTATGACTTCAACGTCATATTGTGTATTTGATAGCGGTTACAAGTACTACTACGATCGCTTTAACGATAAGTATCGTTATATCCCTTGCAACGGTGACGTTGCTGGTCTATGTGTTAACACATCAACTCTCCTTGATGACTGGTATTCACCTGCTGGCGTCAACAGAGGTTCACTGCGTAACGCAATCAAACTTGCTTATAATCCAAGCAAGGCTGATAGAGACGAATTATATCAGGCAAGAATCAATCCAATTGTTATCTTCCCTGGTAGTGGCGTAACTCTCTTCGGAGACAAAACTGCTCTTACATCACCTTCCGCATTCGACAGAATTAACGTTCGTCGTTTGTTCCTCAATCTTGAGAAGAGAGTTGGTGATCTCGCCAAGCAGGTACTATTTGAACAAAACGATGCGACAACTCGTTCCTCCTTCTCTTCTGCTGTTAACAGCTACTTAAGTGAAGTTCAGGCACGTCGCGGAGTTACTGATTTCCTTGTGGTATGTGATGATTCTAATAACACCCCAGATGTAATTGATCGCAACGAATTCGTTGCTGAACTATTCGTTAAGCCTACGCGCTCAATTAACTACATCACCGTAACCTTCACAGCAACGAAGACTGGCGTCTCGTTTGCCGAAGTAGTCGGTCGCTGATCATAATCACAAACAAGAGGTAAACTAAAATGGCAACTGCATTAAACAATTTCCTATCTAAAATTGGTGAAGGCGTTAAGCCTAACATGTTCTCGGTCGATATTAATTGGCCGCAGAGCATGTCAGAAGCACCATCAAATGGCGATCCCAAAGAATTAGTCAACCTTCTCTGTAAGTCCGCAGCACTCCCAGCATCAAACCTGGGAGTGATTGAGGTTCCATTCAGAGGAAGAACTGTAAAGATTGCTGGTGATCGTACATTCGACACATGGTCAGCTACGTTCTTCAACGATAAGGATATGCTACTTCGCTCATATTTTGAGAAGTGGTTGGAGAAAATTAACTCACATGAGTTGAACAACGCTCCTTTATTCAAACCAGATAACAGTGAAGGATACATGGCAACAGTAGGAGTTAAGCAACTCCGTAAGGACGCTACCGCTTCTGGTACTGTTCTTCGTCAGTATGACTTGTATCATTCATTCCCAACGAGTGTCTCCCAGATTGATCTTGCTTATGACAGCAATGATCAGATCGAAGAGTTCAGTGTTGAATTCCAATACTCTTACTGGAAAGTAAAAGTTCCTGGTACAAACGACGGACTGAATAGCGAAGCAGCAAGTCTCGGATACTCCATCGGAAGAGCAGACGGCGCGGGTTGATAAATAGTACGTCAAGGGTACTATTTAATTAATCATGAGTCAACTGTTTGGTTTTTTAATCAACAAAGGAAAGGAGGAAAGGGGTCAATCCCCTGTTCCTCCTAATAGTGATGATAGCGTAGCCACCGTAGCAGGTGGCTATTTTGGTACATACGTAGATGTCGAAGGCGTATCAAAAAATGAGTATGAACTCATTAAAAGATACCGCGACATGTCACTCCATCCCGAAGTCGATACTGCTATCGATGAGATCGTAAACGAGTTTGTTGTCAGCGATGCTAACGACAGTCCCGTTGAGATTGAACTATCTAATTTAGATATTGGCGCTGGCGTCAAGAAAAAAATTAGAGACGAGTTTGATCGCGTCAAAAAAATGATCAACTTTGATAAAAATGCTCATCAAATTATCCGTAATTGGTATGTTGATGGTCGTACATATTATCACAAAGTAGTAGATTTAGACAACCCTAAAAAGGGTATCCTCGAACTACGTTACATCGATCCACTAAAAGTACGTAAAGTTCGTCAGAAAATTTCCAACCCAACTGCTGCCGCTAATCCTAATTTAGTACGTGGTACAGCATTAGAATATGATTGGGGAGATTATGTAGACTATTATCTCTACAACCCCAAAGGTTTTTCTGGTTCAACGAGTCTGCCAAACAATAGTGCATCAGACTTTTCTACCAACAACGGTATTAAGATTGCTTCAGATTCTATCGCCACTTGCAACTCTGGTGTCGTAGATCTGAACAAAAAATATCAGTTGAGTTTCTTACACAAAGCAATTAAGTCTCTCAATCAACTCCGTATGATTGAAGATTCTCTTGTTATCTACAGATTGTCACGCGCACCAGAACGTAGAATTTTCTACATTGATGTGGGTAACTTACCTAAAGTCAAAGCGGAACAATACCTCCGTGATGTCATGGCACGTTATCGTAACAAGCTTGTATACGATGCTAGCACTGGCGAGATTCGTGATGACAAAAAGCATATGAGTATGCTTGAAGATTTCTGGTTGCCTCGTAGAGAGGGTGGACGTGGTACTGAAATTACTACGTTGCCTGGTGGTCAGAACCTTGGCGAACTTAAGGACGTTGAGTATTTCAAAAAGAAATTATACAACTCCCTAAACCTGCCACCATCTCGTCTGACAGACGATAACAAGGCATTTAACCTTGGCAAGTCCACAGAGATTCTGCGCGATGAACTTAAGTTCACCAAATTTATTGGTCGTCTCCGCAAGCGTTTTGCTAATCTATTTCATGATATTCTCAAGACTCAACTAATTCTCAAGGGCATCATCACCCCTGAAGATTGGGATGATATGGAGGAGCATATTCAGTATGACTTCCTGTTTGACAATCACTTCAATGAGTTGAAGGAACAAGAGATGCAGATGCAACGCATCACTCTTGTTACACAAATGGATCCTTTCGTTGGTAAGTATTTCTCTACAGAATACATCCGTCGTCAAATTCTCATGCAGACCGAGAAGGAATACAAAGAAATCGATAAGCAGATGAAATCTGATATTGATAGTGGTATGGCGATCGATCCTATTGATGTCAATAGTATGGATATGATGGGTCAGCAAAATACTGCATACGCCCCAGAAATTGCAGCTCAACAAGCAACTGATTCTGCGGATCGTGAACTTGAAAAAGCAAAGGAAATGGAGAAGTTAAAACCCTCTCCCGCTCCTACAAAACCAAAGTCTAATAAATAATTGATATCTACGGATAAATTTTAGGTTATGGATACACCATTAGAATCTGAATTGGTTGACATTGTTGATCTCATTGCAGACAAAAAACGCGGAGAAGCGTTAGACAAAATCAATGATTTCCTTTACTCAAAGGCGTCTGACGTTATCGATACGTATAAACAAACAGTGGCTTCATCATACTTTGATGAACCTACTGGAGAAGAACCATCGGCAGAAGAATGAAACTTATCACAGAAAACATCGAGGACATCCAGATCCTAACCGAGGAGAAGGATGGTAAGAAAAACCTTTATATTGAAGGTGTATTCTTACAGTCAGAAATAAAAAATCGTAACGGTAGAGTATATCCTTTCCGAGTTTTGGAAAAGGAGGTTGGTCGTTACACCGAAGAGTATGTCAAAACTGGACGTGCTTTAGGAGAACTTGGACACCCCGATGGTCCTACTGTGAATCTTGATAGAGTTTCTCATAGAATCACTTCTCTAAAAGCAGAGGGAAATAACTTTATTGGTAAGGCACAGATTCTTGCTACACCAATGGGTAGCATTGCGAAGAACCTTCTTGAAGAAGGTGTCAAGTTAGGAGTTTCTTCCCGTGGTATGGGTAGCATCGACCGTCAGGAAAGTGCTTCTTATGTTATGGACGATTTTATGCTTGCAACTGCAGCAGATATTGTTGCAGATCCTTCAGCTCCTGATGCATTTGTAAACGGCATCATGGAAGGAAAGGAATGGGTATGGGATAACGGTATCCTCCAGGAGAAAACCGTGTCTAAATACCAAAGATACATTAATGAATCATCGAGAAGCGAGTTGGAAGGTAGAACACTAAAGGTGTTTGAGCATTTCCTTTCAAATCTCTAATATTAATAAATAATCATAGAATAATTATCAGAAATTTACGGGGAAACTCACAATGTCAGATATGTTAAAGGAAAAATTTGAGGAGTTTGTGACCGAATCAGGTTTGGTTGTGGAAAGTGGCGATCCTATGCCAACTGTTTCTGCAGCAGTTATTCCTGGTGGTGGATCTGCACCTGCTGGTCAATCCAAGACCGAAGTCAACTCCAAAGCTGGAGCTGGTGAAGGAAAGGGTACTGTAGGTACTGATGCTGTCAACGGTTACGGTGCTCAACAGTCAATCACGGATAATGGTGGTCCACGTCCAGACGGAAACGATGAGGGCGAGGACAATCCTGGCGCTAAAGCATCTGCTCCTGTCGGTGCCAAAGGCGCACAGAGCGATGGAACCGCACAGACCTCAAGCATCAATGATGCTGGTGATCAAGGCAAGACTGTTACTATTGGTGCAGATGCAGCATATGCTACATCTACTGGTCCTGATGTATCTTATCCCATCAAACCTTCCTTCGAGTCGCTTGACATGAGTGCAGACGTTGCTGCACTTACCGAAGGTACAGAACTCTCCGAAGAGTTCAAAGCAAAAGCAACGACAATTTTTGAGGCAGCAGTCAAATCAAAACTCTCTGAAGAGTGGACGAAACTCGAAGAGCAGTTTGAGACTCGCCTTAATGAGCAAGTAGCATCTGTTAAAGCAGAACTTGCTGAAGAAGTTGGTGGCACCGTTAAGTATGCTATCACTTCATGGTTAGAAGAGAACCAAGTATCTATCGATAGAGGAATCCGTAACGAAATCACGGAAGACTTTATTGCTGGACTTAAGAATCTCTTCCAAGAGCATTATATTAGTATCCCTGACGACAAAGTTGATGTCGTTGAAGGTCTGACTGATGACATTCGTAAGATGGAAGAAAGCCTTGACGAACAGGTCAAAGCAAATGTGAAACTTCAAGGTCGTCTTGATGAGTCTGCAAAAACTGTAGTTCTGAATATCGTTTCGGAAGGATTGGCAGACACTCAAAAAGATAAATTAGCTTCTCTCGCTGAAGGCGTAGAGTTTGAGACAGAAGAAAAGTTCACAGAGAAATTAAAAACTCTCCGTGAATCATACTTCCCCTCTGGTTCTGCTGCTCCTAAAGCAGAAGTTACCGATGAAACCCCAGTAGAAGGCGAAGAGATTACCCCAGCAATGGCACAGTATCTCAACGCTATCAACCGCTGGAATTCCTGATAATATAAAAACAACACTTAAAAAAACTCGGAGACAAAATGTTTAACGCAGAACATCTCCAGGAAAAGTGGGCACCTGTTCTTGGTTCCGAAGGCGCATCGCCTATCGGCAACCGTTATAAGAAGGCAGTAACCTCCGTCCTCCTGGAAAACCAAGAAAGATTTTTACGCGAAGAGCGTGGAATGTTAAGCGAAGTTGCAGTTAACGGCCTTGGCGCTGGTACTGTTACCCCCGCTGGATCAGCACTCGGCAATGCTAACACTGCAGGACTTGCAGGTTTCGACCCCGTACTGATCTCACTCGTCCGTCGTGCAATGCCTAACTTGATGGCATATGACGTTTGTGGCGTCCAACCAATGAGTGGTCCTACTGGACTCATCTTCGCAATGCGTTCACGCTACGAGAACCAAGGCGGCGAAGAAGCCTTGTTCAACGAGCCTGATACCGGATTCTCTGCAGCACATGACGCAACTCAAGGAGCATATACTCCTAGAACTGGCGCTGGTGTTGGTGGCGATTCAGAAGGCAACAACCCTGCACTCCTTAACGATTCCTCACCTGGCACCTACGAAGTAGGACGTGGCATGAGTCGCGAAGCTCTTGAGCAAATGGGCGAATCAGGTAAACTGTTCCGCGAGATGTCATTCAGCATTGAGAAGACTTCTGTGACTGCAAAGTCCAGAGCTTTGAAAGCAGAATACACCTTGGAACTGGCACAAGACCTTAAGGCAATCCACGGTCTTGATGCAGAGCAGGAACTTGCTAACATCTTGTCAAGCGAAGTTCTTGCAGAAATCAACCGTGAGGTTGTTCGTACTGTATATACAGTTGCTAAAAAAGGCGCACAGAACAACGTTGCTAACGCTGGTATCTTTGACCTTGACGTTGACAGCAACGGTCGTTGGTCAGTTGAGAAGTTCAAAGGACTTCTTTTCCAAATCGAGCGCGATGCTAA